AACACATTTTGCAGAAAGAGCAATTTATTATTATGTAAGTCAATTTTTTTAAAGATGCAATGTGGGGATATGAAAATAAAGAACTTGGCAGATTTGAGATTGACATTTTTGTTCCATCTATTCGTGTTGGTATAGAATATGATGGGCAAAAGTGGCACGAAGACATAAGAAGAGATGTTAGGAAGGACGAAATATGTTCAAAAAATCGTATTCAGCTAATACGAGTTCGAGAGCCAGAATGTAAAGATTATAAATCTACGGCAAAATTTATTCATTTAAAAGATCTTTCTCATAACGGTTTGAAAGAGGCAATTGTTGAAATATTAATCGAAATTGGGATAAATAATCCAACGATTTCGATAGAAAATGATTTTATTGAAATAGAAAATCTTGCGCATTTGAAGACTCAAGAGAAATCCATTGCAAATTTGTTTCCGGAGATCGCGCAATGGTGGGATTTTGATAAAAACGGTAGTTTAACACCAGATAATGTAACATATGGAAGCCATAAAATAGTTTGGTGGAAATGCCAAAAGGGACATTCATATCGTTATAATATAAAAGATAAAGTTCAAAAACGAGTCGGATGCCCTTGTTGTAAAGCAAAAAATAAAAAACGAAAACTAAAGGAGATAGCTGATTAATTATGGCAAGACGCGGTACATTTTATGAAATCAAGAAGAAATTTGAAGATTATGACTACATCATCCTCGGAGTTGGTGGGATTGGAAAAACGACTCTTGCATACGAGCTCGGCAAAAGAGTTTCTGGTGGAAGTGATGAAGGTACGTATATTATGACTTGTGGAGCCGAAAACCTCCCCGATCATATGGGCAGAGTGTTTGGGGAACTTGACAGAACATTCGAAGATTTCGTCGAAGGAGTAGATTACCTATGCAAACATCGCGATGAATATCCCGATACAAGATTTATTGCAGTCGACAGTATTGACGAATGGCTTCGAATCGTTTCCGACTATGTCGTTAGAGAGTGGAATCGAACGTGTGAAAAGGTTGGAAAGCCGGAAGAGAAATCCAAAAACTTGGCTGGTAGTTATAAGGGATTTAACAAGGGCGAGAAAAGAGCTATTGATCTTATGATTAAGCAAATCATTAAGCTGAAGGACGCTGGTTATCATCTAATCTACATTGGACACACCGCTACTCGTTCTGCGTCCGACAATATGCAACAGGTTAAATTTGATCAGCTTACCTGCAGCATTCCGGCGCAGTTCTATAACGCAATCAAAGATAAGGCGAATCTCGCTGTAATGTGTTATTTTGAGAATGAGATTGTCGGAATCAAAGAGGAAAAGAACCCGTTTAACAAGAAAATGGAAAAGAAGGGGACCCTCGTAAATAAGAAGAGAGTTATGCTTTTCACGGACGATTCTAACACCGTCGACACAAAAACGCATTTTGAATATATTGTAAACAAGGCGGATATGAGCGCAGACAACCTCATTAAGGCGGTAGAAGATGCGATTACTGCAAAACTTGCTGCTCCGGTTGGCTCGCATAAGTCACCCGAAATGGTAGAAATGGCAATACCCGCATCTGAGATTTCTTCTGATGAAGACCTCGACTCGAACCCCGACACCTCTGATGTTGATCTCGATATGGATGGCACAGACACTGCTCCGACCATTGAAGAGCTCCGTGTAGAAATTCAGGGAAAGCTTCGTACAGCAAGTGCAGAGATGAAGAAGAAGGCAAGGGAGATTCTGATTACCGAAGCGGCAGATCCGGAGAAGATTAAGCTGGCGGATGCGACGGTTGAAACTCTGAATAAGATTCTTGCGATTCTGGATTAAATGAATAGAATTCGCATTTCAAAAATCTAAAAACTTTTCAAAACCCTCTTGACAACAGGAGGGTTTTGTGATATAATAATATTAGGAATCGAAGAAGGAGGGTAAATATGAGGACCTGTAAAAATTGTATTCATTATAGGGCTTGTCAAAATCTTTGCTGTCAATCACCCAGCCCCTAAAGGGGCGTGGGCTTGAGTAATCAAGTCCACTGGTTGATCAGACTAAGTGTTATAAGCACTACGTTATCAAAGAATATATAGGCACCGTTGGATGCACTCTCCAGTCTGACGCACTGCGGTATGTGATTAAACAGTTCTGATGGGTAGGAACGGTGTTGCATACGAAAACCTTTGAATAACATTGTCGTGGAGTAACTACTCTAACATACAGGAGGTTATAAAAACATTGGTGTATGTATTAAATAAACAAGGCAAACCCTTAATGCCTTGTAAAGAAGCAAAAGCACGAAAATTACTAAAACAAAACAAAGCTATTATAGCAAAATATGAACCATTTACAATTCAATTGACATTTGAGTGTGAAAATCAAACACAAGAAATTTTCCTCGGGGTTGATGCCGGAAGTAAGCATATTGGAATTTCTGCAACAACAGAAAAACAGGTCCTGTACGAGGCAGATATTGAATTGAGAAACGATATCGTCGAGAAATTATCTTCTCGCAGAGAGGCAAGAAGAACAAGAAGAAATAGGCTGCGTTATCGTTCGTCAAGATTCAATAATCGAGTTCGTTCAAAACACAAAGGTTGGCTTGCTCCAAGCATTGAACAGAAAATCAATTCACATATTCAAGCAATCAAAAGACTTCACCAAATTCTTCCGATTTCGAAAATTATTGTAGAAACGGCACAATTCGATATTCAGAAAATTAAAAATCCAGACATTGAAGGAGAACAATATCAACAAGGTGAGCAAATGGGATTCTGGAATGTTCGAGAATATGTACTTTTTCGAGATAATCATCAATGTCAACATTGTAAAGGAAAATCTAAAGACAGTCGATTAAATGTCCACCACATCGAAAGTCGCAAGACTGGAGGAGACTCTCCGAATAATTTAATCACGTTATGCGAAACTTGTCATAATGATTATCATCAAGGAAAAATTAAAATAAACATTAAACGCGGTAAGAGTTTCCGAGATGCGGCATTTATGGGCATTATGAGAAAAACATTATTGTTCAGATTAAGACAAATATATCCGAACATTCAAGAGACTTTTGGCTATATTACAAAGAACACACGAATCGAGAATAGCCTACCGAAAGAACATTATGTTGATGCAAGATGTATTAGCGGAAACCCGTTAGCGAAACCTTTAGAATATTATCTTTATCAGAAATGTGTCAGAAAGCAAAATCGTAAAATGACAAAAGATAAATTTATTAAAGGCGGAATCAAAAAGAATAATCAGTTGATTGGCGATGTGTTTGGGTTTGGACTATTTGATACGGTTGAATATCAAAAGACGAGATATTTTGTATTTGCAAGAAGAAAGTCTGGATTTTTGGATATTAGATCGCTTGATGGAGAAAAAATTAATAACGGTTCTATAAGTTATAAAAAGTTAAGGTTAGTTCAGAAAAACAATAATATATTAACAGAAAGGAGATTGCCAATTCCTCCGCAATCCTAAAGGGATTGCGGTTTCCTTGGCAAAATCATTATGAAATTGTATCAATAGCTGAGGGCGATGGCTTTGAAAACGATCGCCATTGCGAAAGGTGGGCTATTGATTGTGATGGTTATATGGAACTTGCGGATTTTATTCAAGAATATACGCTAAAGGAGAATTGATTTATGTTAAATGTTGGTTACTTGACCTCTGATACAACCGCTTCCGGAGACGAGATGTATACCCCGTTTTATGCTGTTACGCCTCTTATTAAATATCTGAAATATAGCGGTTATAAAACTATTTGGCGCCCGTTCGATGAAGAATGGAGCGCTTATGTCCAGAAATTTAGAGAAGAAGGGTTCAGTGTGATTCGGAGCTCGCTATCCGATGGAAAAGATTTCTTCGAATATGAGCCAGACGAACCTTATGATGTCATCATTAGTAACGTTCCATTTTCGAAAAAAGACGAAATTCTTCGTCGTCTTGATGAACTTGGTAAACCATTTGCCATTCTCCTTCCATTGAACAGCTTGCAGGGCAAGTCTCGGTTTGAAATTTTCAAGAAGGGAATTCAGGTTTTGGTTTTTGATCAACGCATTGGATTTCACACCCCGAAAAGTATGGTGGCTCCTATTGAGGGCAGCCCATTTGCATCCGCATATTTCTGTCGGAATTTTTTATTGGGGAGAGACTTGATTATGGAGAAACTGGATAAATATGACAGACCGTTGATAGAGGAGGAAACAAGCGAATGATGGTTGAATGTTTTTGCGGTTGCCGGAACAAAATTGAACAGTCTTGCGCGTATAAAATTGTTCTTGGCGGAACTCGCAAAGTTTATTTTTTGAATGAACAGCATTATCTCCGTTGGCAAGATAAGAATTCGGCAAAGTCTAACAGAATTGACGAAAAAGAGTTCGCTCCGATTTATGATATTGTTGTTGAGATTTGTGGCGGAAAATTTGATGGAAGAACAGTTGTTTGGAAAGAATATCTGACTTGGAAAGAAGTCGTTGACGGAAACGGCAACAAAGTCAGATGGTATTTAACAGAGAATAAACGTTCACTGTCGGAAGCATTGAAGAAAAAGCATTTTGAGAACGACTTCAGAATGATTAGGTATTTGAGCGCAATTGTTAGAAATAACGTGGCGCAGTATCGGTCGAACGAATATATGAGTTTGCCGTTAAGCGAGTCTGAGTCGCAAGTAAAGGAGAATACGGCAGTAATTCCGAACAGTAAACGTAGAAAATCATTGGCAGAATTGGAGGATGAAGCTTAATGTGTCAGATTGAACAGTTTGTAACAGGTGTTATTGATCAGTACCCGCAGGAGCTTTTAGAGAATCGATTAACAGTTGAAGGGAATTTACTTGCGGCTTTATTTTCAGACGTTACGCTGTATGATGATGTGTGCGCCACAATTACGGTCGAGTCTTTTCTTTCTCGTCACGGTAAACTTCTTTTTGGAATTGTTAAATATCTTCGTGAGAAACATTTTAATGTCATTGATGAGGTGACGGTTCTTTCTAATTGCAACGAAGAAGTTCTTGATCGTCTGCAGAGTATCGGTGGTTGGAAAACAATCCAGAAACTTGCTTCGACGGTTGACTTGAAGAACTGGGACGCTATTCTTGACGAGTTCAATAAGAGCAACATTATTCTGAAACTTTATAAAAATGGATTCAATCTTCTCGAAGAAGTGACACTTGACAACGGAAAGAAAATCAAACCGCTGAAACTGTTTGAGAAATTTAGCGCAAACAATGTTACCGAATGGTACGAAGAGAGAATCGCAAATATTTCGATTAATAACAGCGCCTCCTCGACGAAGATTATTAGCGAAGGATATATGTTATTCGGAGACAATTTTTTGGATGAGCTAAAAGAAGAGGGAGACGACGGAATATCTTTGGCTGATGCGGGGGTAAATTTTGAAGGAAAAGAAATTCCTATGTTTCCATTTTTGTCGAGACAGATTTCCGGTCTTCATAGAGGGGCAACAACTGCACTAGCTTCTCACTCTGGCTGTGGTAAAACAAATCTGATAATGAATATTGCATTTGCACTTATTCAAAAAGGACTCAAAGGTGTTTTTATTAGCAACGAAATGTCTGAAAAAGAATTAAAAATAATTATGACTATAATTATTTTAGTTCAATATAGAAATTATTGGAAGATAACAAAAAACAAGCTTCGCAATAGAGATATGACGCAAGAAGACGAAGAAGAAGTAAAATCTGCTTTAAAATGGTGGGATAATGGCCCCGGTAAGAATTTTAAAGTTATCGCGATGACAGACGCGGATTCTGCACTAACACACGATATTATTAAAAAAGAGGCTCTTCGTAACGGAATTGATTTTTATGTTGTAGACACCTTTAAAATGACTCTTGAGGATGGAAACAATTCTGGATTTTGGATCGACCTGATTAAAGATGCAAGAGATATGGACTCCCTTGCAAAAAAGTTTAATTTAATTGGTTTATTCACAATTCAGCTTGTTGCAAACAGCATTGGAAATTTGTTTCTGGATGCATCCGCCCTTTCTGGGAGCAAAGCTATCAAGGAAACGTGTTCCACTATGCTGTTCTTACGAAAAGCGGTTTTAAATTTGGAGCTTGAAGCTGGCGGACCATATGATTTTAAGCCATTTAGATCAATTAAACAGCCGGACGGGTCTTACAAAGATCAACCATATGAATTAACAGACAAAGAAAAAGCATCTACTTTTAGAGTTTTGACCGTGGATAAAAACCGATATGGAGCAGATAGCGGGGACAACGGTGTTGCGTATCTCTATAAATATACCGGAGATTTTTGTAAGTGGGGAGAAACCTGTAAGGTAAGACCAGTAAGAAAACGTGTGGGACAAGATACAAACACAAAATAAGGAGAAAACAAAATGATTATTATTGGATTTCCCGGAATTGGTAAAAGTAGCGTAACTCGTGCATATGATGGCGATACGAACACAACTGGCTATATTGACCTCGAAAGCAGTAATTTTGTTAAAGATGATAATTGGGTGAAAGAGTATTGTTGTCTCGCTCTCGACCTCGACTTGCAAGGTTATAATATCTTCGTTTCGTCCCATAAAGCGGTTAGAGAATATCTTGCAGAAAAACAGGATGTCTTCCAAGACATTATGGAAGTGTTCCCGTCGAAAGAAATTCGCACCGATTGGCTGAACAGGCTCGAATCTCGTTATATGAAGTGCAAAACCGATAAAAACGAAAGAGCTCTAAACTATATGCGTAACAACTTTGATGACGCGGTAGACGAAATGGAGCGGGACGCAATTGTTCATAAGGTTCGAATCACCAAAGAAAATATGAACGATTTGAGACAGACGATGATAGATTATTGGAACAAGTGGTATGTAGAGTGAATAGAAACATAATTTTATTTGGAGGATTATAATGACAAGATTAACGAAACAAAAATTCAAAGAACTGATGAAAGAATTTCCCAATGGTGGAATTCCATTTCTTGATAGCGATTATTCAAACGTAAACAGCATTCTTATTACAGATGGTGATTTTGGAGCGACTTGCCTTGTACCAACAGTGGATGGCGAACTTTTTGATTATGATTGGAACATTGAAAAATATAACGACGATGATGAATTTTATATTCTTGATTATGCTGATATTCTTCAAATCATTCAAACCCTAACGAAAGGACTTCGGATTCAGCTCCATCCGTGGTGGGAAAAGTGAAAATTTTATTTTACGATGGAGATGTTCGTCAGTGGTGCCGTCCGGCAACCATTAAACACTACCATACTCTTGATGCGACGCACGGACCTTCTGACAATATCGAGCAGCTTGAATGGGCGCGGTTGAATTATTATAATTGTATTCTGCTAACGAATTCCCTTGTTGCTCTCGATCATAAATACGGCTGGAATAAAGAAGACAATTGTACTGATATTTATTTTTACGTAGAATCGAAATTCGATTTTGTAAGGTGTGATGAATTGACCAAAAAAGAAATTTGTGAAAGCTATAATATTATGCAGATGTTTCTAAATAGAGCTTTTGATTTGGAGTAAAACGATGAAAAGTCTGATTTCCAGTATTTCATACGATCAAGGAGAAATCATTAACAATATTCTCCGACTTCACGTCCCGTCTCATAAAATCGATTGTGATCCGACATATAGCAAGGGCAATTTCTATAAAAAATATAGTGTTCCAGAACCGCAATTAAAATTCGATATTGCCCCATGTCTTCCAGAGGTTG